CCAAAATAAATAAACGAAGGTAGGAACTAGCTATGGCTGCTGGCGATACCATTACCCAATCACTAGCCGATAGTCTTGATACTGTTGTGGCGTCGGCTCGACAAGTCCGTGAATATGAGGGCGTCATGCCCAACCTCGTTGACAAAGTAACTTTGTCAGAGGGCACCGGCACCAGCTGGCGTGAGATTTCGATGGCTGCGCTTAGTGCTCAGAACATCACTGAAACCACCACGCTGGATAACCCACAGCAGATGTCTGATACGGTCTTCAGCATCACCCCCACGGTCACTGGTATTCAAACCCTGGTGACTGACCGGGTTGCTTCCCGTATCAACTCGCAGTCCTATGCCCAGCTTGGTAGCTTGGCACAACAGGCAATCCAGCGTAAGAAAGACGAAGACGGCCTCACTGTCCTTGACGGCGCGACCACTATCCTTTCCGGTGCTGGTACTACCCTGGCTTCTGGCGTCATCGCTGCGGCGGCTTACCGCATCAGCAGCAACGCCACAGAGCCTGGGAACCCGCCTTACCGTGCGGTTCTCCACGGCTTCCAGATAAAAGACCTCTACGACGAGCTAACCGTCAATGTCGGTACGGCAGCAGGTGGTGAAGTCACTGAGGGTCTTACCGCCCGTGTATTCACAGAGGGCTTCCGTGGCAAGATTGCGGGGGTCGAAGTCTTTGAAGACGGGAACATCACCATCGACTCTACGACCCTCGATGCCAAGGGCGGCGTGTTCGCTCAAGAGGCCATCGTGATGGTACAGGGACGCGCTCCCCGTACCGCTACGGTACGCCGGGAAGACATCGGTGGTGGAGCTACCGTGGTGTATCTCTATGACGAGTATGCCTACGGCGAGCGTAGCGCAGGAAACTGGCTGTTCGAGATACAATCGGACGCTGCCCTGCCTACGTCGTAGTGAACATCCGGCGCACCATCTGGTCTGAGGCTCATGGCCCCATACCTAAAGGGTGGGTCGTACATAATCTGAATGGTCAACCTGCGGATGTGCGGTTAGAGAACCTAGCCGCCATCCCTAGGGATAGCATATTCCTAGCAGTGGCCCCCTATAGGGTGCGAATACGAAATCTAGAGCTACAGCTCAAACAAAAAGGTGAACAATATGGCACAAGGTAGTGACAGCAGACTTATGATTGACGAGGATTTCTATGGTGCGGCGTCTACGTTGGCCGCGACCACTGTTCCTCCGATAGCCCTTGGGGGGCTGAACATTGTTGGTCAGGGCATTTCAGAGACTGACTCTGGTGCGCCTCGTCTGGACTCTGATGATGGCCTTAATGGTGTGATACAACTCACCACGACCAATGAGGATGTCCATGCCGCTGGCCTCCAGAGTGCGACCATGTTTGATGTAGCTCTTATGGGCAGCATCGTTCTGGAAGCGCGGGTTCGCCAGGCAGCACTCAACACGGGTGAAGTCTTCATTGGTTTTTCTGATGTAAACACTGATCTGGCTATCGTTGAAGGCGCGATTTGTCATGGTGATACCATCACCGTCACACTGACCGCTTCCGACTTAGTAGGGTTCCTGATGGCATCAGACCTAACTGATAATAGTGACTGGCACGGTGTGTACAACGGTGGTACTACCACCGGGGAGACTACTTCCACGTCAGTTGATTTTGATGCCGATGCTACCGCTGGTAAGTACCAAGTCCTGCGACTGGAACTGTTCCCCAACGGCACCGTCGAATGGTGGGTTGATGGAGTATTGGAGCAGACCGTTACCGGCGCAGTTTCTACTTCTGTAGACCTGTGCTTGAACGTCATAGTGGAGTCCAAGACCACAGCGGTGAAAACCCTGGACGTTGATTACATCAGGGTCTGGGCCAACCGCGACTGGACTGTCTAAGGCTAGTCACGGTTGACCACTCGTAGAGGGTTTCACTACGACAGTAGCCGTTCACGGTTGGAAGTAACTGTGGACGGTACTGTCGTGGCACAATTCAACAATATTGCACCAAGCCTATCTATCGTCAACGGCCTTACGGTGGATGGGACCATCACCATGAATGACAGTGACCAGTGGACGGCCAATGCTTCTGGGACTGTCACCATCTCCAATGTTGCGCCATCTGGGGTAGGCACAGCCACCATCACTAAGTGGCTTACCGTCACAGATGACGGTGGCACAGTCATGTATATCCCGGCCTGGACATAGCATGAGTAAATTAGTTTCAGCCACCATCGAAGTACATCTCGACGAACCTGCGTTTAATCTTGTCGAGCTTAATCTGCAATCCCCTGATAGTAGTGGGTGGCGCAGATATCAGATTATCTCCGTGGTACGGGGGGAACGACTTGCCGAATACCGTGAAGACCTGGGGGCGGCTAAAGACTTCTCCGCTGATGCGTTTCGTATACCAGGGGGTGTATGGGATGCGGCTACCAGGCGTATGGAAGTCCTTCATAGTGTAGGTGAGTTGCGGGAGATAGCTGAGTTTGTACGACTAGGCCCAACAGTCCGTCCAGAGATACAGCCCCGTGATTTAGTCACTGAATACCACGACCACGTAGATAAATTAATAACGGTAGCTAAGGAGAAGGGCGTATGACAACTGAAAAGATGACCGTGGAGTTGATAGAAGAAGCAGAAGCGGCCCCCGAACCTGGGAATTTTAACAGAAGCCAGGTCATTCATTCTTCGTCGGATGCCTTCCCGATTGATGTGCAGATAGCATCCCTAGAATCGGCGGGCTATGTCTATGTTTACGATACAGCGGATGGTGAACGGTCTGTCGTTAATCGTAATATGCTCGAAGCCCAACTTTCGAAGCTCCGGCTAGATGGCACAAGGTTCTTCACGACAGTAAAACCTGCGTTCGAGCCTGTAAGGGGCACGCTCAAGTGCCTACTCCATAAAGACGATCCTGATAGGGGGCAGTATGATATCTGGGGTTTTGCGGTTTGTAATAAGTCCAATCTCGTTTCTGAGTTCCAAGTTAATCGGCACGTCCAAGTCCGACACCGAATGGAATGGCAAACCATCTCCGACGACAGGGAAAGGAAAGAGAAAGAAGAAGAACGTAACTTCCAACGCCAGCTCCTCGGACTCGCAACCCAAACAGGAGCGCAGCCCCAAGCTGTCGTCAGCGCCGAAGCCCGATTCGACATCTGCACCTGTGGACAAGAATATAAGGCCGGATACATAGCTCAGCACCAACGCGGCAAGAAACACCAGAAGTGGGAGAAGAAGAATGGCAGCTAATTACAATGTGGGCGCATATGAATCTTTGACGATTGCAGGTACGGCTGTTGCTTTGACTGCTGATAGCTCCCATCGCAAGTCGTTTGTTGGAATACTAGAGACTGCCCAGGTTCGTTACCGTGGGGACGGGACAGCCCCTACAGCCAGCGAGGGCAAGTTAATGGAAATAGGAGACCAGATTACTCTTAGCCAAAGTGAGATTGTGAACACTAAGTTCATACGGACTAGCGGTACTTCTGGGGTGTTGAAAGGGGAGTTCTATGATGCCGACCCCACGCTATAACATGGGGCCATTAGTCTAATGGTACTCACCCGCGCTCCCTACGGTTCGCTGTACGCTGAGAAGCAGGCCATCTGGGCACCTGCCTATGAGGCACGTCTGGGGATAATTGGCTCCACGGGCATCATCGTGCCGCTGTTTGATGCGAACCATGAGAATGCTGGCCGTACGACTACTACTTCCATTGGTGAGGAACAGTTAGTTTATACCCACGAGTCGGCTTTGACGGATTGGGACGTACCGCCAACTTTCATTGGCCCTTCCACTATCCCGTTACTGACATTCAATGGAACAGGGGAACAAACCGATACGCCCGACATTAACTATTTTAGCCGTGACGATACGAGTGGGGAACCTTGGAGTCTTGGCTTCTGGGGTACATCTACAGCCGCTGGTTCTAACATGGTGATGTCAAAATACGCGGGCGGAAACATTGAGTGGCGATTTGCAGTAATAACTGGTCGTGGACAATTAGAAATTTCAGACCAAAGCGTACAGAAGTACATAAATCGTGCCGGGGCTACCCAAATGAGTGCAGGAGTTCTGTCCTTTATTGTTGCAACTTATGATGGGGCCGGTGGCGCATCAGCAGCAGACTCAATCCACCTATATTTCAATGGCGTTCTGGATGATGGCTCGGCAACCAATGACGCTGCTTACGTCGGGATGGAGAACGGGACTGCAAAGATGGAGATTGGAGCTAGAAGTTATGGGTCGAGCAACATATATGAAGGAACCATGGTAGGAGGCCCCCTCGGCCCCATCTTCACCCAGATAGAACTAACCGCCGACCAAGTCCTAGAACTCTACCAGCATGACCGCGCGTTGTTGGGGGTGTAATGGTTCTACAGAAAGCCCGCTCCCCGATAGTCTCCCTCGCCGCCAAGCAGGCGTTGTGGGCACCGGCCTACGCCCGTGTCCAGAGCATCATCGGCATCACCACGGGGGTCATCCTACCCTTTGGCGACCCGAACCATGAGGCCAGCAACTTCACGACCTTCACGACCAGGGGTGTGGAGCAGTTGGTGTTCACGTGGTCAGAGGCCAGGACGAGCTTTGATACGCCGCTGGAGTACGTAGGGCCGGGGCAGGTTCCGGTAGTTACGTTTAACGGGACGGACGAAGAAGCAGACAGTCCTGATGCGGGCTACTGGACTCATGGAAACGGCACGGTTGACACGGCTTTTAGCGTGGCATGTTGGGTTAATAATAAATCTGCGATTAGTATTAACACGACCATGTTGGCAAAACAATCCTCAGTTAATATACGTGAATGGTTACTAGACATCCAAAACGACGGATATTGGGAAATGAGAGTTATTGATTCTAGCCAGAATCGTAACCGAGGGCGCACGTATTCGGTTGTTCCATCGATTGACACTTGGTATCACGTAGTTGGAACTTATGGCGGGGATGAATCTGACCCAAACGCAAGCATTACATTGTATATTAACGGCGTATCTGTTGGCGATGCAGATGTTTCTACGGCTGGAATATACGATTCGATGGAAGATACTGATGCGATTATAGGCTTTGCACAGAATAGCAATAATGGTTCTCGTTGGAACGGAGCCATAGCGGGCGGGCCGTGTGGAATGATTCATACAGGTGCTGAACTGACCGCCAACCAGGTCAAGGCCCTGTACCAGACTGGCCGGGAAATGTTGGGGGTATAGATGGTACTTGAGAAAGCGCGTCTAACCCTCGCTGAACGGGAAGTCCGGTGGCAGGCTCTTGCCGACGCCCGACTATCTCTGTTCGGCCCAGACGCCCTGATAGTCCCGATGGGCTGGCAGACCCACGATACCGGGACTGTCGTTAAGACCATTGGCGGGCAGCAGGTGAACTTCACCTACAGCCAGAGCCAGAGCGTGTTCGACTTTGACACCCCGCCAAGTTACTTGGGGCCAACGGGGATTCCGGTCATCAACTTCAACCAAAGCGATGAGTGGCTTCAATCTCCTAATGCCGCGTTCTGGAATGATACAGCGGAAACGAACGAGCCTAGCTATTACTGGTCGTGTTGGGTCAATATCGTAAATGGTTCAGATATCCAATCGTTGATGTCAAAATCCTCTACTCAAGGAAACGCAGGCACGGATTGGGAAACATATCTTTCAGCCACCGAGCGATTTCATTTGAACGTTATTGACGATTCGGCAAACGCGACAATTGGTAGCCGGACTGGAGTTCTTGCAGAAGGGTGGCATCACCTTGCCGTAACCAAGCATGACGATGCGGCCACAGCGGCGTCAATTATCACCTATGCGGACGGTGTGGCCGATAGGGAAGACTTCAACGATGGGTCATACGTTGCTCAAGAAGACGGAACAACCGTAGTCAGATTTGGCGCTGCTGCCGATGGCGGTACGCCGTTAGGAATGTCAACTGCCGGTGGCCCACTTGGCCCGATGTTCATCGCTGTGGGAGCCAACGCCGTCCCAACCGCTGACGCTATCCTCCGGGACTACCAACTAGGCCGAGCGGCACTAGGAATTTAAGGAGCGCAACTTATGTCCTTTCACTTCAACTTAGCAGTCAATCTCCCTGGCACAGCCCAAGGGCCAGTGGTCAAGACTCTCCGCTCCGCTATCGCCAAGCATGTGGGCGAGGACGGGGTAGGGTTAACCTCCAAAGAGCAGACAGAGTTAGCGGTGCGCAGGTTCCTACGTTCTCTTTATGACCGGGAGCTTCAACAGGTGGACGTTGCAGAAGCGACTGCGGCGAAACGTGTGGAGATGGACGAGGCAAGGGACGTTATTGAACTTGGTGGGCAAGAGATTATCGTCATTGAGCGAGCCTTACACGATAAAGCAGATGATGACTGGACGGAAGAATAAATACTAATGGCTAACGAATTCAAACATAAAGACCCAGGCGCGGAGATGACCTCGACAGAGTACATCTCCAGCGACGGTACGGGCCATGTCTTTCAGTCTCAGGCGACGGGTGACATCCCATACGCTGAGTCTGCGACAGGGCTACGTCGCCTTGCGGTGGGCGTGACTGACGCCGTACTCCACGTAGTCGGCGGTATCCCCGCCTGGGCCACGACCCTAGCGGGAATCACGCTTACGACGCCCACGCTTACAACGCCGACAATCGTAGACTTCACGAACGCCTCACATGACCACGCAGATGCCGCTGGTGGGGCGGCTGTCGTTTCTTCCTCAGTGACTGTTTCAGGCATCGTTGAGTTGGCTACCACCGCAGAGACAACCACAGGTACTGATACTGGTAGGGCGGTAACACCAGACAGTCTATCTCAAAGCGTGGTTTTTGGAACACGCTATGTTCAATGCGTAGTATTTGATTCTGGAACAGATATAGCCGAGGGGGATGGAAAGTTTTTTCTGCATATCCCCGCAGGGTTAAACGGCATGAACTTAGTAGAGGCTCACGCAAGAGTAGCCACAGCAGGAAGTGGCTCTACTGTAGATGTCGATTTTTTCCTCAACACAAGCACGACGAATGCAGCTACCGGAAACGATATGCTTGCCAACCATCTAGTCATAGATGACGGGGAGCTAGACAGTTCTGATGCTGGGACAGCAGTAACTTTTGAAGGTGCCTACGACGATGTTGATACAAACGACATGATAAGAATTGATGTGGACGGCAACGGAGGGGATTCTACGATTGCCAAGGGGCTTATCGTGACTATGGGATTTAGGTTGCCAGACTAATGCTTGCCGACTTCAAAATCAGGTACATCACGAACACCGATGACGGTAAACAAGTCATCGCGTTCCGTTTCTACGAGGGGGCTATTGCTACTGAAGACGAACGAGACGAAGCTGGGGACATGCAGGCTGTGACACGCTATCGGCGGTCTGCGTTTTTGAGCGCACTGAACGTCAATAGGGACACGCAACTATCAGAGGCTGACATCGACGCACTAGGTCGAGTCG